TTATGGACTTGTACGAGAAAGGAATGCAAAAGGGCAAAATTACAGGTTTAAAATGGTTAGATACTTTAATCACATGGGAGACTAAACGACTAGCAACGTGGACAGGAACACCTTCATCGGGCAAAAGTGAGTTTGTAGACATGGTAAATTGTAAGTTAAACTTTGAACATAATTGGAAGGTTGCATATTGGACACCTGAGAACTTCCCTACTCAATACCATTATTCAAAGATAGCTGAAAAACTAACTGGCAAAACATTCAAAAAAGACTTTTTAACCGAAGCCGAATTTTGGGAAGCTCACGAATACATAGCTAAGAATTTCTTTTGGGTTAACCTAGACAATGACTTTACACTAGACAATATATTAGACAAGTTCAAATATCTTGTCAAAACAAAAGGCGTTAAGATATGCGTTATAGATCCATTTAATAAATTAGAATACAGGCTTGGAGCTGGTCAAACTAAATTAGACTACATATCTCAAGTGCTCGATAAGATTATATGGTTTGCAAAGGTTAATGACGTTCTAGTTCATTTGATTGCTCACCCTCGTAAATTGGAAAAAGATAAAGACGGTAAATTTCCTATGCCGACTATGTATGATATTGCAGGTTCGGCAGACTTTTGGAATAAAACCGATTATGGAATTGCTATGAGCAGAAAACAAGATGGCAATAGAGTATTCATAAACAAAGGTTCTATATCAGTTCAGAAAGTTAAATTTAAGAATCTAGGTGAGCAGGGTATAGCAGACCACTGTTATAATTTTAAAAACGGAAGGTTTGAAGAAGACTACCAACCTAATGATGCTACGGTAAATGAAAGCTCAAGCTGGGACAATCACAATTGGATAACTGCAAAAAATATTGACCCATTTAACGATTAAAGTATTTGGTATTTTTAACTTATACTAGATAAATAAACATTAACTTTGCAAAAATTAATCACGATGACACCTAAAGAAAAATCCAAAGAGCTATTAAATAAATTTGCATCTGAAAAAACTCCAGAAGGTTATAAAATGTTTCAAACTTTAGATGAGAGCAAAAGGTGCGCTTTAATAGCAGTCAATGAAATATTAAGAGTAGCTTATTACGCAAATGATGATATTTATAATCTTTACTTAGAAGTTAAAAAGGAAATCGAAAAAATATGAAAGAAGTCACAGCAGTACAATGGTTAATTCATCAACTTATAACTGAAAATGAAGTTATCTTGAAAGGCGAGAACTATAAGCTATTTGAATTAGCAAAAGAAATAGAAAGGGGGCAAATAATTGATGCTTATAAAGAAGGTTGTTTTGATAACATTCTAGATGAAAAAACAGATAAAATAAGAGCAGAACAATACTTCAACGAAACATTTAAAAAATAATAATTATGAGTACAACCTTTGGAATACCAAAAGAACCTATTGATATAGAGCTAGGAGATGCAGATGGAATATACTACTACATCAATCCAGATATATTTGAGAAAGTATTTTTTAGAAGTTTAGGTAATAGTAGGTGGTTAAATGATTTAGCTAAATCTTTACCTGACGAAACAAAAGTATATGCCTTAGATAACACTCAGCAGGGAGTATATACAATCGGAGATATTAAACAATTAATGAAAAATGGCAAAAGTAACAATTGAATTTAACACTATCGAGGAACAGCACGAACTAGAGTTATGTATTAATGCTAGTAAATGGTATAGTATAGTTTGGGATTATAGCCAGTATTTACGCAATAGATTAAAGCATGAAGCATTATCAGATGACGCTTACAAAGCTATAGAAGAGGCACGAAAAATAAAAGAAATAATCGAACAAATAAAGCTACTTAATGATAGCGACTTTGAGGCTATTAATAACATAATACATGAACAGGACATGAACGCAGAGACAAAGACACTAGCGAACTCTAACAGACGTATAATGACATTATTTACTCAGCTATATTGGCAGATAAGACAAGAAAAAAATAGGTTTATAAAATAGAATATAACGGTTTTGGGCTTGGCGAAGTGGCTTTTGTGCGTTGGCTTGTGTGTCGGAAAGCAATTTTGCCAAACTCGTGTTATGTGTAGTTGCGGTTATTTACCTAAAAACTTGAATTTAAATGAATAAAAAACTTTTATTAAAATGAGCGAAGGAAAAAAGAAAATATTAAATCTATACGCTGGAATTGGTGGAAATAGAATGTTATGGGGTGATGATTATGAAGTTACCGCAGTAGAATATAATGAGAATATTGCAAAGGTTTATACTAATCAATTTCCTAATGATAAAATGATTATAGGCGATGCACACCAATATCTGTTAGATAACTTTCAAAAGTTTGATATTATATGGAGTTCACCGCCCTGCCCAACACATTCAAAGATGTGCTTTACTAAAAAGCAAAAGCAATACATAGATTTTAAACTCTATCAGGAAATTGTATTATTAAAAAGTTGGTTTAAGGGTAAATTTATAGTTGAAAACGTGAACCCATATTATGAGCCATTGATTAAACCAACAGTAATTTTAGGTAGGCATCCTTTTTGGACTAACTTTCAAATACAAGAAAAAAAGTTTAAAAATATTGACATAACAAGGTCGGCTTCTAATGATTTGCTCAAAGAAAGGGGTATAGATATGACAATATTTGATTGTATAAAAGATGTGCCTGAAAATCGTTCAAAAGACAACAGATTTGAAAGGATGCAATTAGTTAGGAATATGGTTAATCCTGAAATCGGATTGTATATTTTAAATTGTGCGGTGGGAAATTTTAATAAAAGTTTTTCTGACGGAACTTTATTTTGAACGGAATGCTAGCAATTACACATAACTTTCAGATTTACGAACTTTTTGTAACACAAATTAAAACTAAATGAGCATAAATACTTATAAATGAAAGTCTGCAAAGGAACTGGTAGAGCTAAATTTAGTGGATGCGGAAAGCCATTAGAATATGCAGAGCGCGGTGGTATGAAAGTCTATTTTTCAAAATACGGATTAGGTACAAGCGGCTGCAAGTGTTTTTATTCATGGTTTGAAAGTCCTGAGCCTATTAAAAAAGTAAGTGATAAGAGAAAGTCTGAGAATAAAGAATACACTAAGCTAAGAAAGTTATTTTTAACTGAAAATACGATTTGTTTTATAGAAGGCTGCAATAAGGTAGCCGACACAATAGAACACACCGCAGGGAGAGGTAAAAACTATCTAAACGTAGATACTTGGAAGCCATGTTGCTTAGAACATAACTTGGAACTAGAAAACAATCCAGAGTTAAGCAAAAAATATCAGCTATCAAAAATTCATGGAGGTAAAAAAATAGACAAATGAAACATAACGAAAGTAAATTGCAGATAGCCTGTGTGAATTGGTTTAAACTTCAATATCCAATGTACATTCTTTTCTCGATTCCAAACGGAGGTCGCAGAACTTTAATCGAAGCCAAGATTTTAAAAGCTGAAGGCACTATGGCAGGCGTTGCAGATTTGTTTCTAATGTACGGGAACAAAGAGCATAACGGACTATTCATTGAAATGAAGTATGAGAACGGAAGGCAGTCAGACTCGCAAAAGCTATTCGAGCGCAAGTGCAAAATATTTAATTACAAGTACACTATCTGCTATACGTTTAGCGAATTTCAGAATACTATTAACGATTATATAAACAATAAATGATACTAGAAACAATATTAAAAGAACGCCAGGCGCAAGGCTATACCGTAGCTCAGTTAGCTAAACTCATAGGAAAATCAGAGCCGACTACACACCGCTATATATATGGGGAAGTCAATATAAGTTTAGAAGATACTTTGACTATTTGCGACTTTTTAGGAATAGAAATTGACCTTAAAATCAACCCAAAAGAGCATAAAAAGAACTTTTTTTTACTAGCTGAATAAATTTTCTTTACTTAGATTATCAATGAGTTATGTATATTTTAAGTTTTTTTAACTTGCATATATGAAAATAGTTGTATATTTGCACTATAATTAATCACAAACTAAATAAATAATCATGTTAAAAAATTTCACAAACAACTTAGAAGCTACTGCATACGGTTATGCCCTAGCAGCATTAATCACATCAGAAACGGATTGGAAAGCAGAACCTACTATTATAGCAGTGTCCGCAGAAACTGATAGCAGAGTAAAACTTATAGTTAATTATGTAGCTGGGTTAACCAATTACGGTCATGACGAAGACGAATGCGATGACATTATCGAGCTAACTACATTCCACTTTATCGACATGGATTCAATAGACCTAGTTACTGAACTTGATAAGTTAACTAAATTCTTTGAAGGCTTGACCTTTGATTCAGAATATAACGGAAAGGACGATACAGATTATAGATAACATTTAAAAATAAAAGACATGAACGTATTCACACAAACACTAACCGAACTAGATAGCCTTATGGATAGCGCACAATCTATCATAAATAAGTATAAACCAGCTGACAAGCCATGCGATAAACTAGAACTACTAGAAGACATTCAGGAGTATTTCGAGCGCAAAGAAAATCAAAAGTCAATGCCATTATGGTTGACAGTAAGAATCGAAAAAGT